TGCCACAACGTTCGCGGGTCGGCTCTGCACTCCAAGAGGTGGAAGAATGTACCGTGCAACATCCGGAAGGATGTCGTCGATACACTCTGCCGCCTGGCAGTACGCCAACCTGAGAACGGATTCGCCTTCACTCGGCTCTCGAGGTCGTTGCCTGAGCCTCCCCTCCGGGAGTGCGTCAGACACCTCCAGTCTGCCAAGTTGATGGCGAGCGCAGAGTTTCCCACATCGGCTGCCTCTTTGGATTCCCTTCGGAGCTTCGTTGCCCTCACGCCCGGCGTGAGTGGTAGCGGAGTCCTCCGTCATCCGAAGAGGCTTCCCTCCTCCAGTTCGTCCTGTCTCGAGTGGCCTGCCACTCGAGGCGGGATCGATGGCTACCTGGAGCATCTCGGGCACATGTGTGAGGAGACTGGGGCGACCCAGGCCTCCTTCCACGCTTACGCTGGGGACTCTCTCGGCGCCTTCTGTCTCCGGAAGGCGTCGGTGGTCCTGCGGCCATGTGCCGGAGTTGCTGCAGACCTCAGGGAATCTTATCGTTGTGCGGGGTTGCTGTACCTCAGGTCTCAGGGGAAACCCTTTGGCATGAAGGCAACCGCGCTCAGAGCTCCAGGCTACAAGGTTCGGGTGGTTGGTGTCCCCGACTGCTTGACCTTTGTAGAAGGGAGCTGGACTCGTTCGTCTCTGCGCTGGTTGGCTCCTGGCCACTGGCGTATAGACGACGGGTCCCGCGAGATTCCCGGCGGAATGCACTACCGTGCGGGTCGGCGGTTCGCCTCCTTGGACTTGTCCAAGGCGACGGACGGCCTTTCCCACGCGGCAGTCCGGGTAGTCATCGAAGGGCTCGCGCGTCGTGGTCTGATCCGTCCTGCGGACCTTACCATGTCGCTGCGATCCCTCGGATTGGAGCGAGGAGCGACCTGGAGCTTCCCCGACCTTGGCGACAAGATCGGGGAAGGGTCGTTCCTCAGAGGGAGTCCGATGGGCACACCTCTCAGCTTCGTTGTACTCTCTTGGGTAAACGCCTGGGCCACCAGTGCGTTTGGTCGAGCGATCACTCACGGTGACGACGCGGTGGGTCGTTACAGGCCTGGCTCCTCGGAGCTCGATCTGTACGCCTCGCGTGTGTCTTCCGTGGGTGCGTCGCTCAACAGGGAGAAGACCTTCAAGGCAGACCACGCGTGGACTGCCTGCGAGGTTCTCGCCCTTCCAAGGAAGTGGAACGAAGATAGGATGACTCTCTTCTACCCCCCCTCCATTCCTCCACCGGCCCTCCGGGCACCGGTAGAGGCGGACCAGAGACTCGAGAACCTCTGGTTGCGCCGAATGGAGAGGGTTATGAAGAGCCGCTTCCCGTGGATCAAGGATCCCCGCCTGCATCTTCCGGTGCAGGTGGGTGGCCTCGGATACACGGGTCGCGGTCTTGCCGTTGGGGTCAGCGTGCGACGGCGTCTCGGCGCCCTGGTTTCCAGGGGGCCGAGTGCCGTTGTTGCTGCTGACCTCATCGGGAAGAAGCCATTCCGAGAGGTGGGCCTCTACCCGCGACCTCTCTGTCGCGTCGTGCGTCCTTCCTCGTACTGGAAAGCTGTTCGGGCAACCGAGCAGTGGTTCCAGGACGGGGGGGACACACACGTACCGCTTGAATCCTTGTTGTCCTTCAAGTCCTGTCTCATCGAGGATGAGGTCAGGCTCCTCGAAGGAGACAAGTTCAAGCGGAAGAGAGTCGCGGGTAGACCAGACAGGACAAGAAAAGGTGCGGTGTTCCGGCGGCTGGGAGTGGCCCTTTGTCGTCCTCTTTCGAGGCGATGGGGGTGCTCCGCGCTCATCCGCTGGGCCTTGCTCTCTCGCGAG